CGTCGTGCATTCTCAAATTCCGTCCCCGATTCTGTCCTGTCCTTTTGACAACTAACCAAAAAAGACTCGTCTAGTCCAACCGCCCGCTGTCCTGGCCTCCAATCATGCAACTCACGCCCGAACTCGCTGCCGAACTCCTCGCCGCCGACCTCAACAACATCGTCCTGAAGATCCGCTCCGGCGGCACGCTCACGGCCGACCAAGCCAAGCGCATCGCCGAGCATGGCGCCCCGGCATCCGGGTTTGCGTTCGGCGCCGACGATCTTCCCGCGCAGCCTGCACCCGCGCCTGTCGCCCCAGTCGTCGCCGAGGCCCCCGCCAGCAAGCGCCTTCTGCCCGGCGTCCTCGATGGCTACGCTACCACCTACGCCACCTCCTCGCGGCAGATCCGCCGCTGGCTTACCGAAGGCGCCCCGCTCCACGATCCCGCCGGCATGCCCGCCTGGTGGGAGGGCGAACTGGCCGCCGGGCGAAAGCGCTGGGGCCTTCCCGACCGCCTGCTCGAGGCCGCCCAAGCGGCGACAGCTCCCGCCCATGACGAGTCGCCTGGTTCAGCTTCGCCTTTATTCACTTCGCCCGCTTCGGCAATGTCCACCGGCACCGGCGACCGCATTAACCTCGAAGACTACGACCCCGAAGAAGGCGACCGCCTCCGCGAACTCAAACAAATCCAAGCCGCCCGCTACACCCAACTCAAAAACGCTCTGGCTGCCGGCAACGACACCGTCATGCTCGAAACCAAATATCTCCGCCTGACCGAGACGCTCGACAAAATGGAAAGCCGCGTCAGCGAACGCCTCAAAAAGCGCGGCCTCTACATCGCCCGCCCAGAAGTCGAACGCGAACTCGCCACCGCCGCCGAACTCATCCGCCAAATGGGCGAAAGCGAAGCGCGGCGCCTCCTCGAACTCTGCCCCGACCTCACCGCCTCCGGCCGCGAACAAATCCTCCGCGCTGTCCCCATGCTCGCCGAAGCCCGCGCCCGCGTCTTTCGCACGCTCGGCACCCTCCGCACCACCGAAGACGCCCTCCTCGAACTCCGCAACTGACATGCTCTTCCCCTCTTCCCTGGTCGCCGGTGCATTCGCCAAAGCCTTCGCCCCCATCCCGCCCGAACCCATCTGGGAATGGGCCGATCGCAACGTCTGGCTGGCCGGGAATGAAGCCGCCGAGCCTGGCCCGTATCGCAGCGCCAAAACTCCCTGGGCGCGCTCTATCCAATCCCTCATGGGCACCCCCTGGCACGAAATTTACGACTGGTCAGGCGAACGCTGGATCACCGTGCCCCTCAAGGAAATCAACGTCATGAAGTCCAGCCAGTCCGGCTTCACCGAAGCCGTCCTCAACGCCATCCGCTTCTCCGCCCAATACCGCCCCAAAAACGTCATCTACACCGTCGACACCCGAGAAACCGCCCGCGACATTTCCAACCGCCTCCTCCCCTCCCTCCAAAAACTCGACGGCGCCGACATCTTCACCGGCGACGATCACGACCTCGGCACCTTCGTCATGCGCCTTCGCGCCATGGACATCTGGTTCCAGGGGAGCTTCAGCATGGGGAAATTCGCGTCCAAGATGGCGCCAATCGTCGTTTCTGACGAGTCCGAAGAGCAAGGCAGCGACAAGACCGACACCAGCACCGACACCGCCCTCAAATCCCGCAAAAAAACCGCCGACTCCGGCCTCTTCGTCTCCATCTGCAAACCCAAGCGCCGCCGTGGCCCCATCCACCGCGGCTTCCTCCGTGGCGACCAGCAAGCTTTTATGGTCAAATGCCCAGCCTGCGCCTACTGGCAGCCCCTTACCTTCTGGCGAAACCAAGACCAAACCGAACCTCTAGAAAGCTCCTTCGCCGAACCCGTCGACATCGATGCCCCGCCCCAGCCGCTCGCCCGCGGCACCACCCGCACGCTCATCACCGGGCGCCTCGTCTTCGAGCATTGCAAAGATCTCCTCGGAAATTGGGACAAACTCCGCGTCTCCCGAGAAACCTACTACGAATGCGGCAACTGCCGCGCCTCCATCGAAGAATTTCAAAAGCCTGCTCTCCTCGCCTCCGCACGCTGGATCCCCACCGCCCACGGCGACCCCGGCGTCGTCAGCCAGCACATCAACGACCTCTACTCCACCGACGCAAACTCCGCCTGGGGCGCGCTCGTCCTCGATTACCTCGCCCGCATCCGCGAAGGCCGCCGCGAACTCCAAGGATTTTTCAACCACGCCCTCGGCCTCCCCTGGTCCGACGAAGTCAATAAGACCTCCGACCGCGACATCCTCTCCAACATCGCCGGCCACGCCATCTACCGCATCGATTCCCCAGGCGAAGGCGGCTACACCACCCGAAAAATCTTCACCACCGAAGCCGCCGCCACGGCCGCCGCCGCTGGCCTCACCGCCAAGGGCCTCTCGCCCGTCATCGTGCCCAGCATCTGCCCGCCCTACTCCCGCGGCACCATCCCCGTCTCTGGCTGCACCCTTATCCTCGGCAGCGACGTCGGCGGCAACTATGCCAAATGGGTCCTCGGCGCCGTTCTCCCCAACATGGAAGACATCGCGATCGTCGACTGGGGAACCGAACTCGACCCCGACGCCGTCGCCGAAATCTTTCTCACCTCCACCTGGCCCTGTCCCGCCAACGGCAAAAAATACGGCGCCTCCGCCGGCTTCATGGACGCCAAATTCCGCAAAGGCGACTGCTACAGCGCCTGCCTTCGCACCCATCGCCGCCTTATGCCCTGCGCGGGCCTCGGCGGCACCGCCGCCCGCTCCGTCCGCCTTTTCTCCGCCACCCAAGTCCAGCAATACCCCTCCGGCTTCCTCCGCCTCGACTTCAACGACCGCGAAGCCAAAGATGAACTCTACATCGCCCGCCTCAAAAAGAAAAACCGCCGCGTCTGGTTTCCTCATGACGTCGCCCAAGATCCCGACTACATCGCCGAAAGCTCCGCCGAAGAACTCCTAGAAAACGACCGCGGCCAAACCTTCTGGAACGAAAACCCCGGGGCCAACCATTACGGCGACTGCAACAAACTTCTCGTCCTTGGCACCCGCTACCTCACCCGACGCATGGCGCATCCCCGAAATCAGAAATGAGTCGCCCGCAAATTATCCTCCCTCGGCACTTTTGCGAGTGTGGAAACCCAGTCTACAAAAAACAATCCAACGCCTGGATCTGCAAAAGATGCTACTACATTGAAAGCCTCTATGACCAAACGAATACCAACCGTGAAAACCGCGCCCTTGCCAACGGCGAAGAAAGAATTTCCAATTCTCAAACGCGATCAGAAAAGACCGTCGATCGAGAAATGCAATACGCCGAACCCTACCGCGTCCACCTCCAACGCAATCACTGAATACTCCATGACCTTCGGCAACCGCCTCCGCCTTCGCCGTCTCCTTCTTGGCTGGTCGCAAAAAGAAATGGCCGCGGCCCTCGATGTTTCACCCCGCGCCGTCTGGAAATGGGAAACGGGTAAACCCCCGATCCTCCTTACCCAAGAAGCCGTGGACGCCCGCCTTAAGATCGTCGAAAACCAGCGCAAAAAAAATCTTAAAAAATAATTTGCATCGTTCGCACTTTGTGCGAACATCTCCCCATGTCCAATTCATCTACCATCATCGTCCGCATCAGCGACATCAGCGACATCGGCGGCTTTGCCGAACTCTCCATTACCAACGGCGTCGCCACAGAAATCGGCGCCGGCGGAATCCCTACTGACTACGTCCTCCGCAAAGGCGACGCCAATCTAATCGGCACCCCTGAAGAAATCCGCGCCGAAGTCGAGCGCGCTTTCAATTACAACGGATCCGACTACGTCGCACGGATTAAAGAAACCCTCTAATTACCCCCAACCCGCATCAAGCCGGAGGCCTCACCGCCTCCGGCTTTTTCATGCCCTTTTGACATCCCCCGCCGAGCGTGGATGACTACGCTTTAGCCCTGGCACATTACCGACTGACCTTCCCGACGCTCGCCTCCCTCGGCACGGCGTCCGCCACCTGGCGCACCGAATACGACCGCGTCTCCTCCATCGGCCTCTCCTCCACCACCGTCATCGGCAGCTCCTCCGAAGGCGCCACCGCCAGCGCCATCCGCAACTTCTCCCAGCGCGTCCTCATGACCGCCCTCCACGCCGTCCGCGCCGAACTTGATAGCGGCTACATGGTCACCATCAACGCCGCCCCGCCCACCTTCGGCCAGCGCCACGGCTCCCGGATCGCCCTCACACTATGATCACCATGAACAAAACTTGGGAAGCCGCCGAGCGCTACGGCTTCCGAGGTTATTTCTATTTCCCAACCCTCGACGCCCAACTCCAACTTCCCGAGTACTCGCGGCAGGCCATTAGCGAAAAAATCAACTGGCTCTACAATAACGTCGGCTTCATCCGCGCCGTCGTCGACGGCCTCAGCCTCGACGAAGTCAGCACCGGCATCTGGCCCAAAGCCTCCACCAGCTCCCGCGAATTCAACCGCGCCGCCACCGATCGCTACCACGAAACGTGGAAAGACGCCCGCTTCTTCGACACCCGGAAAGTCGAAAACGTTTACTCCGCCCAACTTCTTATCCGCCGGCACATTCGTCTGCATGGCGAGCTTTTCGCCCAGCTCGTTCGCCCCGACGAAAACAACGCCAGCGCCCGGCTTCACTTCATCCCCGCCTACCAAGTCGCCAACCTCCAGACGGAAGCCGCCGACTCCAAATATCTCGACGGCATCCAACTCGACGATATGGGCGCCGCAAAAAACTACCGCGTCATCACCGACAAAACCGCCCAGACCTACAAGCGCGTCCCGGCCGAAGACATGCTCCACTTCCACGACGCCTTTTGGTGTGGTCAGACCCGCGGCACCTCCGCTCTCGCGGCCATGGCGCGCAAACTCTTCACCCTCGACGACATCGAGCGCATGACCGCCAACGGCATTCAGCTTCGCAGCATGGTCGCCTATGCCATCGAGCGCACCACCGACGACACCGGCGGCCCCACGCTCCTGCCCAATGTCATCGACACCGAAGTCGTCGACAACGAAGACGGCACCCAGACCAAGGTCCAAAAGATCACCTCCGAAGACGGCCTCGACACCACCGTCCTCGAACCGCCTGCTGGCCGATCCATCAAAGTCGTCGAATCAAACGCCGCCAACGAACCCTTCAAGTTCAAGGAAGACGTCCTCCGCGATCTCGCTCACTGCACCGGCTACCCGCCCGAATACGTTTTCTCGCTCGCTGGCATGGCCCAGGGCACCCTCGTCCGCCTGACCATGCAACGCGTCAAGACCCTCAAAGACTACGTCCGCCAAAACCAGATCATCCCTCAATTCCTCGATCACGCCTACCGCTTCCGCACCTGGCAAGACATCAACACCGGCTACTATGACCGCGTCGGCGTCACCGTCCCCGAAGACTGGTACAAGGTAAAATTCATCTGTCCCGCTGACACCACCGTCGACATCGGCCGCGAAGGCGCCCTCTACGACGAACGCGTCAGCACGGGCAAAATGTCCGTGGAAACCTACTTCGGCCTCGCCGGCGAAGATCGCGCCGACGTCGACGCCGAGAACCTCCGCGTCCGCGAAGAACGCGACGACGCCCTCGATGCCCTGAACCGCCGGCGCGCCCTCAAAGGCCAAGTCCTTCTCGCCTTTGAAGACATCTGGCCGGCAAACACCCAAGCCGCCGCCAACGCCGCCGCCCAGCCTTCCGTCGAACTTCCCGCCCCCCTGGCATGATCGTCCCGCAATACATCGCCGACGCCGCCGCCAAGGGCCTCCAATACCGCCGCGACGGCCGCGGTGGTTCCGGTCTCGCCGATTCCACGATCACCGCCGCCCGCCGCATGGCATCCGGCACCGTCAGTGAGGAAAAAGTCATCCTTGCCAACGCCTGGGCCGCCCGACACGCCGTCGACCTCGACGCAAAAAAAAACTCTCAACGCTCCGACCCTGGATTCCCCGGTCCCGGCGCCGTCGCCCATTACCTTTGGGGAATCGACCCCGTAAACCCCGCACCCGCCCGCGCCTGGTTCGCCAGGCAGGCCAAAAAACTTCAGCAACCCACCGCACAAATGCCCACTCCTTCCTGGTTTAAAATTTCCAACGCCGGCACCTCCGCCGAAATCTCCATCTATGAAGAAATCGGCATGGGCGGCGTCACCCCCGCGTCCTTCATCTCCCAGCTCACCGCCCTCGGCAAAATTCCCATCACCGTCCGCATCAACTCGCTCGGCGGATCCGTTTTTGATGGCCTCGCCATCTACAACCTCCTCCGCGATCACGTCGGCGGCGTCACCATCAAGATCGACGGCGTCGCCGCTTCCATGGCCTCCGTCGTCGCCATGGCCGGCACCCGCGTCATCATGTCGGAATCGGCCCTCATGATGATTCACAACCCGGCCAGCGAAGTCGCTGGTGAAGCCTCCGACCTCCGCAATATGGCGCAAGTCCTCGACCAAGTGAAAAACTCCCTCGTCGCCGCCTACCATCGCAAGACGAAAATGGCACCCAACAAAATCGCAATGATGATGGACGCCGAAACATGGATGTCCGCCCCGGAAGCGCTGGCGCTCGGCTTCATCGACGCCGTCGAAAAATCCGCTGTTGTCGTCGCCAAATTTGACACCAAGCGCATGCCAACCCTTCCCGCGAAATTTAAAAATCTTATGTCTGAACCTACAAATATTCCCGTAATTCCTACCGCAGAAATGCACACCGTCGAATCTCTCACCGTCCAAGTCGGCGAAATGATGACTCAGATTCACGCCCTCATGATCGAGCGCGACGGCCTCGTCGCCCAGCTCGCCCTTGCTCAGTCCACGGCACCCGTCACTCCCGCAGATCCCGAGGAGGCCGCCGCCGCTCTCGCCACGGCTAAGGAGGAACGCGATCAACTGGCCGCTCAATTCGCCGCCCTCAACGACTCCGCGACCGCCGCGGCCATCGCCTACACCGCTGCCAATAAACAGCTCGAAACCATGACCGCCCAGCTCGCCACCGCCAACGCCGCGACCGTCAGCGCCAAAGCCAACGCCGTCCGCCTCGAAGCCCTCGCTGGCCTCCGTGGGGTCACCGCTCAAGGCGCCGCCTCGCCCGCTCCCGTGGCCGCTTCCGCCGCCTCGCCTCAGCACTTCATCGACACCCTCAACGGCCTCAGCGGATCCGCTCGCACCGAGTATTTCCGCGCAAACTCGGCCGCCATTCGCTCCGCCAATCGCGCCATCAAACTCAGCTAATTTGACAACTTCACCACCGCAACCTTTCAACTCTTAAAAAACTCTCATGGCAACATATACCAACCTCGACAATGAAATCTTCGCGAACTCTGCTTTGCAGGCGTTCGTCAAGACCCTCGCGCCTCTCGCGGCCTTCAGCCGGAACTTCTCCGCCGCTCCTGTCCAAAAGGGCAACACCGTTCTCGTCCCGCTCATCGCCGCGCTGACCGCCACCACCTTCGGCGGATCCTACGCCGTCTGCGGCGGCACAAAAACCGTCGTCACCGTCTCGATCAACCGCCACAAGGTAGTCGCCATCGGTCAAGACGATCTCACCGCCGCCGGTAGCTCCGAAGCCAACCTCGTCGACTTCGCCTTCCAGCAAGGTCGGGCGCTCGCCCTCGCCGTCATGCTCGACGTCTTCACCCTCTGCACCACCGCAAACTTTGGCGCCGTGACCGCCGTGGCCTCGAATGCCATGACCGTCACCCAGCTCCGTTCCGCTCGGCTGCTCCTCAACCAGGACAACGTCAGCACGGAACCTCGGTCGATGATCCTCGATTGCGTCCCTTACGACTCCCTGCTCTCGATCACCAACTTCGTCCAAGCGCAAATGTTCGCCGACAACAAAGTCCTTCAAGACGGCGCCATCTTCAAGGCCCTCGGCTTCAACATGTACGAAGTAAACAGCCTTTTCGGCAGCGTAAACAGCGTCATGGGCTTCGCCGTCCATCCTTCAGCCATCGCCATCGCCATGCGCTATCTACAGCCTCAGCCCGGCAACAACTACAGCGACGCCCGCGCCGTGGTCGATCCCGAAACCGGCATCACCTTCGGCCTCCGCGATCACTACGACAACAACACCGGCAACCGCTACCTGAACATGGAAGCCAACTACGGCTTCGCTGTCGGCCTCACCACCGCTGGCCGCTTGATCAAACAATCGGACTAGAGCATTCTTGGAAGCGGCTGGCGAAGCGAGACGCCAGCCGCTCCCCACATCACTTTTGGCGTTGTCTATCTGACGCCGAAAAACTGGCCCGGCAAAACTCGCTTTTTGCCGGGCCTTTTATTTCCCAAAACCCTCACTCAAAAAAAATGACTCCACCAAAAATCTCCCTCTGCCTGATCACCGGCAACTGCATCGAATACATCGACCGCTGCCTTTCCTCCTTTGGTCCATACGTCGATGAAATCATCGTCGTCCGCGCCGTTGGCAACCAGCCGCCCGACGCTACTCTCAACATCGCCCGCGAAAAATTCCACGCCATCACCGGCGAATACTTCAACGCCCCAGGCCATGAAGACTGGCCCCACGTCGACAACTTCGCCGCCGCCCGCAACCTCAGCTTCAGCATGGCCACCGGCGACTACATCCTCTGGGCCGATACCGACGACATCCTCGAATCCGGCGGCGAACTCATTCGCGAACTCGCCAACCGTGGCGGCTACGCTGCTTTCCTCTTCCCCTATCGCATCATGGGCCTCGGCGTCCGCGTCCCTCGCGAACGCCTCCTCGCCCGCGATTCCGGCGTCTGGCAATACGCCGTTCACGAATGCTTCACCTTCAAAATCGAACCCGTCCAAGCCGTCGAAGATCAGCGCATCGTTATCACCCACATGCCGCACCTCAGCAAATTCGGCAGCAACGAACGCAACCTCCGCATCCTTGAAAGCATTCCCGTCGAAGAAATGAACTGCGGCCAGCTCTATCACCTCCAAGGCGAACTCGCCGCCGTCGGCCGCCTCGATGAATCCGTCACCATCGCCAAAAAAGCCCTCGCCCACAAAGATCTCGGCGTCCCTGAAGAATACGAACTCTGGCTAAACCTGGTCAAGATGTCGAAAGACCCCGCCGAGAAAGAAACCCTTCTCCTCCAGGCCATGAAAACCGATCCCTCGCGCCGCGAAGCCTTCGGAGTCATGGCTGGTCATTGTCTCGACCACGGCCTCGCCCCGCACGGCCTCGCCTGGGCGCGCATGATGATGGCCCTGCCCCGTAGCGAAGCGCCCGACTGGAACGAACGCGGCGCTTTCTACGGCTACCTCGCCGAAGACATCCTTTGCCAAGCCCTTCGATGCAACCGCCAATCCACCGAGGCCGAAGCCATCCGAAAAACCAGCCTCAACGCCGCCGGCGGCGCCACCATCACCCTCATCCACGCCACCCGCGGCCGCCCGCTCAAAGCCTGCCACACCCGGAAAGCCTGGCTCGATCTCGCCGACACCCCAGACCGCATCGAACACCTCTTCGTCTTCGACTCCGACGACACCGAAAGCCACGCCCTCCGGCGCATGCACCACATTGAAATCACCACGCCCGATCTGGGCAGCGTCAACGCCTGGAACACCGGCTGTTTTTACGCCAATTCTCAAGTCCTCATCCAAGTCAGCGACGATTTCCTTCCGCCGCCCCGCTGGGACACTGAAATCCTCGCCCGCCTCGGCGACGTCCACAAACCCGCCGTCCTCGCCGTCTCCGACGGCAGCCGCACCGACGATCTCCTCTGCATCGCCATCATGACCCGCGAATATTGGCTCCAAGACATGTTTATGTTTCACCCCAGCTTCACCGGAGTCTACAGCGACAATTTCTTCACCGATACCGCCACCCAGCGCAAACAGATCATCCCAGCGCGCGATCTGGTTTTTACCCACTACCACCCCGCCTTCGGCCTCGCCGCACCCGACGAAACCTATCGCCGGCAAAACTCCCAGGAACAATACGAGAAAGGCCTGGCCATCTACCAGCGCCTCACCACCGGGACCGTCGGCGACTGGTCCACCATCCCCGGTTTTATGGACTACTGGCAGTTCTACCGGGCCGTCGCCGCCAATCTCCGCGACGGCGACACCGCCGTCGAAATCGGCTCCTGGCTCGGCCGCTCCTGCGTCTACCTCGCCCAAGAACTCCAAAGCCTCGGCAAGCACGTCGACATCATCGCCATCGACAACTTCCTCGGCGAAGAAAACCAGATCATCCACGAAGCCACCGTGGCCGCGCACGGCGGCAGTCTCCTCGGCGCCTTCCAAGAAAATGTCCAGCGCTGCGGAGTCGAAGCCATGATCACCACCATCGTCGGCGATTCCGCCGATTCTGCGTCCGCGATCCCCGACGCCAGCGTCCACTTCGCCTGGATCGATGCCGCCCACGATTACGACAGCGTCATCCGCGACATCCGCGCCTGGCTGCCCAAGATGGCACCCGGCTCTATGCTTGCCGGCCACGATGCCGCCTGGCACGAAGTCAAACGCGCCGTCACCGAACTCCTCCCGAGCGCCAAATTCAACGCCTCCATCTGGTGCTACATGGTCCCCGCATTATGATCACCGCCGAACCCATCCTCCTCTCCATCCTCACCGCCAGCATCCCCGAACGCGCCGATAAACTCGCCTTGCTCAGCAAAAGAATCGCCGAGCAAATCGGCGACTTGCCCGTCGAGCATCTGGTTTTCCTCGACAACCGCAAACGCACCATCGGCGCCAAACGCGACGCCCTCCTCCGCATCGCCCGCGGGCATTTCGTGGCCTATGTTGATGACGACGACACCGTCTCCCCTGATTATGTGGCGTCCCTGGTCGAAGCCATCAAGATCGCCATCACCCCGCCAGCGTCGCCAACCGACCAAGTCGACGTCATCACCTTTGCCCAGTTCGCCCGCGTCGATGAGGCCCACGCCAAAATCGTCTTCGGCCTCCGCCAGCAAAACCAACCGTTCGTACACGACACCGAAGTCCAGCGCGCCGCTTGGCATGTCTGCGCCTGGCGTCGATCCGTGGCCATTCTCTCTTACTTCCCCGAAAGCAACTACGGCGAAGACTGGGCCTTCGCCGAACCCCTCAACCGCATCGCCCGCGCCTCCATCCACCTCGATCAAGTCCTCCACTACTACCGCTTCAACTCCGCCACCACCGCGGCCCCATATCCCGACTTATGATCATCAACTTTCAAAAAATCCAAATCTATTCCGAAGAAGGAGACAACTGTTTTCCGAACGCCCTGACCATTGAACTCGATGGCAGCCAAATCAACTGCCCAGTGACTTTTTGGCATGGGAAAACTCCCGTTTTCTCCTTAGGCTCTGATGAAATTCCCGCCTTTTGTAAGGCACTCGGCCAAATCGAAAGCACCAACCAGAACGATTAGTCTTTGCTCGCCGATCTTTGACACCAGCCCCACCGCATGACCCGACGCCCGGCAAACTGTCAGCTCTCCGCGACGCCAGCACCGCGCCCTGGCTGCATCTGCCCGCCATGCTCAGTCACCCGACACGGCGTCACCGCCCAAGCCCAAGACTTCGCCGTCTCTGCCTATGTCAACCTCACCGATCACGTCCGCGAACGCGCTCGCGTCCGCGCTGCCAATCTCCCTAAAAAATGAGTGAAGCCGCCGACCTCCTCAGCGCCTCGCGCACCTTCTACGCCGAGCAGTTTGCCGCAACCGTCCTCATCGCTGGCCAAAGCTACGCCGCCGGCACCTCCGGCAAGCGCTCCGGCTCCACCCTCGGCCACGGTGGCTTCACCAAGACCAAAATCATTTCCTTCTGGATCTCCGCCGCCGCCGTCCTCGCCGCTGGCCAATCCGCCCCCGCCGAAGACAACCCCGTGATCGTCACCGACCCGCCCGCCTTCGCTGGCACCTATGTCATCGACACCATCGCCACCGATTCCGGTGGCGGCACCTACATCCTCCGCTGCATCGAGACCCCGCAATAAATGGCCGACACCAACGCCAGAAAAATCGAACTCGCCGTCCAAACCGTCCTCATCGCCGCTCTCGGCGGTGGCTATTCTGTACGCTGCACAAATACCGACGCCAACGGCCCCAACAACCTGCCCCTTCCCGCCGTCGTCCTCACCGCCACCGAAACCGGGATCTGCCGCGAAATCCTTTTCGGCGGCAGCTACGCCATCGATGCCACCCTCTCCATCGAATACCGCATTAACGGCATCACCGCCGCCAGCTCCGCCAACCTCGAGACCCTCGCCACCGCCGGCGGTGCCGCCTTCGAGGGCATCACCGCCAACGACTCCTTCTCCTTTCTTCAGATCATCGACTCCTCCGACGAATACGCCTTCGACGCTTCTGTCCGCACCCTCACCCGCACCTACACTTTAAAGGTTTTGACAACTTAGCAAACTCAGCAACTCAACTTTTTAACTTTCTTACACTATGGCAGCTGGAACACTCATTAACCTTACGGCCTTCATCACGGGCATCGCCCTCAACGAAACCGGCATCAACATCTCTGACCTCAAAATCTCCGTCGAACCTGAATTTATCACCCCCGTCATGGATAATTTCGGCCACATGAAAGGCAAAGTCGTCGGCCAGCCAAAATCCACCATCTCGATCACCGGCGAAGTCTCAGGCACGACCGGCATCATGGCAGCCACCGCCATCGCCTTTACGACGATCACCAATAGTCGCGCCTATTTCAGCGCCCCGACGACGGGCGCGCTTTTCGTCAAAGGCGACGTCACCCTTTCCCGCGACGCCGGCGCTCTCGCCGTCATGACTGCGGAATTCGAGACCTACACCGGCATCTCTTCTGTTTAGTACGGATGATTGGGGTCATTGCCGTCTGG